AAAACTCATTAACCCGCAGAACATTCAAAACTCCTGGTTCATTGCCTAAGATGGAAGCTTTGAATCTATTAAGATAAACAATATCGTTTTCCACTAAACAAACCGAGCGTGGCGCATTTGTGCCTGTTGAGCCAATGATTTTAGTTGGAATAGGCACAGTAAAAGAAGTTCCAGCAATATCCTGAGTCTCAAGACTTATTTCCCAAATTGTCCCTTTACCATCTGGACTTTCACATAGAACTCTTGGTTTATTCTGGAAATCAACAACCACTGAAACTCTATTTCTTCCACCCTTTTCAAGCTTCACCCAACCACCACCATAAGCAGGTGAAAAATTACCAAGATCAACCCCAGTCCCGGTAAAATAAACCGTATAAGGGTTATCAGGTTCAGTTCCCCATAATCTGTTCTGAGAAATACAGATAGTTTTTAATTTTGGCCCACCAGTAGTATTATCATCTGGCGGTTCAATATAGGGATTGGGTGTATCAGTGCCTAAATCAGAATAGGTATTAGTTGTTACTTCCGCAAGTTTGACTTCATAACCAGTGGTATCACTAAAATAAATGGTATATTTAATCGCTCCCGCAACAGTTGTCCAATCAGTTTTAATCCCCTGACCACCGGTCCAAGAATCTCTAGCTACATTTACTGCCAAGGAAACTTCAGCACAGGCAGTTGTTTCTCCAACTGAGTTAGAAGCTGAAACTCGATAATAGTATGTATAAGAACCTGTCGTTAAACTTCCTAATCTACTTAAAGCAAAATTAGTTGGCACAGAAATAGCCGAATATTGGGAGAGCGTAGAACCATCGTATCTAGTAATCGCATCATAACCATTACAGATATAAAGGTAGGTGCCAATTTGGGTAAAGAAGCAATCATAGCCTGCCGTTAAAGAAGCACCAGTAATTTGTGTTTTGGCAGTTGTTGTCGCTCGCCAAACATTCCCACCCTCAACTACAATCAATTCTGTGGTCCCATCTGATTTTCGGTATTCACAAAAGCCATCAATATCATTACTAAAAGTTAAACCATATTGTAAGGTTCCCCAACGCTTATCCCAAACCCCATCCTCATTAAGCATACAATTATCTGCCGTTTTGGCTTCAGTTTTCTTTAGACGAGTATCAGATTTTTGAACATTAACTCCCTCAAATTCATCAATCTGAATTTTTGAAGGTTTTTTATTCTGTAATTTTGGCAATCCACCCATTAAGACTGGCATTTTAGATACCAAAACCTCCTTTTCCTGAGTCAAAATCTCTATCAGGTACAAGATTATCCTGTAAATAAGGTGTCATTACATTCCTCGTCCTCATATTGCTCAACCTTAATTGAGCTTGAGCCAAAGCCAAAGTTGCCCTATCACCTTCACCATCAAGTTCGTGAAGTTTTGATAAAGTAAAATAAACAGCGAAATAAGGATCGGACATTTCAAAGCTGTTGGCTGCCACTGAAGGAATGTAAGACTCTTTATAATAGGGATATTCTATGGTCAATCCTGCTGTTGGTGCTGAGATAAAATTAAGGTCAAAGCCATCTTTTTTATTGCCAGTAAAAAAGCAGATTTCTTCATCCTCATTTCTAAATAATTCAGCTTTTTCAGGTGAGACTACCTGGTAATAATCAGAATTACCAGATGAATCAACCAATCTTACATAACCACCGGGAAAACGGAAATCAGTTGGGCAATCATATTTGGTTGTGGCTACGACTATCGTTTTATCACCATCAGAGGCATTACTCAACATCTTCCAAAGTTCATTCCATAAAATCCCTTTTTCGTTATCCCAAGTATGAATGGCTACTTTGGCTAGACCCTCTCTTACATCCCAATCAGTTGTGCTTTCAGTAGGCGTATCAGTATCGCCCTGATAAAGAAAATGAACAATGTCCTGAAACTCTTGGAGTGTCATATGGCTATCACCTCCTTCCTTGTCGGCAAATTCCAACTTGTTTTACTTGGTTTTATTTTGTAAATAGGTATTGGTTTTTTCTGAGTTATTCTGTATTTTGCCTTTTTCATCTTAAAAGGCTTTAACTTTCTAGTGGTCAAGGTTGGTTTTTTAATCCTAGTTTTGCCTCTTTTTAAAAGAACTTGCCCAGTAGCAACCTTTGGAGCTGTTGGAAGAGAAGGTGAAGGCAGGGGTGAACCAACAGCCCCTTGGGTTACCAAAACGTCTTCAAGCCCTGAAAATTGGCCTAATCTATTCATTAAAATTTGGTATTCATTTAAAATATCTCTTAGTTTGCTTCGTTTTTCTTCGGGCGACATTCTTAAATCTTTCGCCACAAGCAACATTTTGGTTCTTAAACCATTGGCTAGTTTAAATCTGTAAATAGTTGCCCAAGTCTGATAGAGTTCATTACCTCTCTTAATTGCTGCCTGCCAAACCAAAGTTTCTTTTTCACTTAAGGGTTTCAGTTCATTATCAAAATAGAATCTGGCTCCTTTGCCAGAATAAGGACCAAATAATATCGCCTGTAGGGCAGAACCTACATCTTTAGCCACTGGATATTTAAGCATTCCAGAAGGAGTGAAAACTCCACCTTTATAAAGAGCCTGCATGCCAGTAATTGCTTTTTTAATTTGCCCGCCACCAGTTGGCATAACAATATAGGCAGCTGTTCTTGCTAATGCCCTTGGTATTTCACTTGGTTTTTCTATTATTTCTCCAATTTCTTTCCCTGTAGGTAATCTCGAAGCTAATGGTATTCTTCCACCAAAACCAAGACTCACCAAAGGTAATTGATCCGCCATCTCTCTTGCTATTTTTTTTATTTTTTGCGGACCAGTTCTTTCCCTGTCAAGGGTAACTAAAACCCAATCTATGGGATCAAATAAGGGTCTTCTTCCAGTCAATTTTTCAATAAGACTATTACCTATAAAAGCATAAAGAAAAGCCTGACCAATCATAGATGACGCTTCTAGGGTATTTTTCGACATTCTTGGAATATCTTTGAATAAATTTGATAAATAATTATTTGCTTCAAGTTGAAATTGTGTAAAGGGTCTAAAAGCTTGAACCGTAAAATAAGCTGGATATTGCCCCCAAGTTCTTTCTTGCACAAGTCTACCTGCGTAATCATCAGCAAGCTTCAAAGCATCAGCGGAATTGAAACCCTTTCTTAAATTTTCAAAAAATTTTCCTGCCACTATCGAACGTACAGAAAATATATCCAAAACCTTAAACATTATATTTGCCGATTCTGTAATCTTTGTTCTTTGTGTAGATAAAGGATTGGCAAATGTCTTTAAATCAATAAATTCTTTCGGGTATCTTCTAACCAGAATTTTTGATGTTTGCCCCGCTATTTTTCTGAAGTCATCATCAAGGGGTGACCTCATAGTATCTATAATACCTTTCAATACAGCTCGCTTTGAAGTCTGAGCTAAATGTTGAGTGAAAGGTAATAATTGCATAATAGCTGTTGAAAAACTACCACCTACCATATTAGCTCCTGTTTTACTAGCAAGATAATTCAACGATTTACTTATAATGGGAATATGCTCTTGCATTGCTACATCAACCGAACTTTTCTTTCCAGCCAAATCTTGGACAAATCTTGAAAATTGAGCCTTAAAAACTTTCAAATGTTGAGCTTCAGGTAAATCACTTAAAGATTTTTCTATAATTCTTGCTCTTTGTATTGGGTCAATACGAAAAATTTGTTTTGAAATGGAATGAATATATCTGTTAAAACCTTCAATAGCGCCTTCAGTATATTCACCACCCTTACGAGCCAATTCATAAGGAGAAAAAGGTTTCCCAGGTTTGAAAAATTGAGTAATACCCCCTATTTTTGTAGGTAATTGTGGAGATTTAAATGTAATTCCAAATTCTTTTATTAAATTGTCTATTTCCTTAAAATGAGTAAAATAATCTTCACGCCTTAAGATTGGGTCATAACCATATCGTTTTCTCACTTCATTAACCATATCTAAAAGCTCATCATATTGTCGACGAAACATTGAGGCAGCCTTTTGAACCTCACGCCATTTTGGCGTGGCTAATTTTAATTCCTTTAATGACATTCGTTTTTCACCAAAACGTTGTATAAGTTTATCATCAAAAGAACCAATCCTAATTCCAAATTCTTTTACTACTTTATTTTGAAATTTTGTAATAAGGTTGTTTACAAATAAAACTCTTACCGTTTCAGCATCTTTTATTTTGTCAAAAAGAAACTTTTTCATTTTTATAAAATCTTCTTTTGGGGCAATATCTTCTATATTTCTTTCCTGTGTTTCTCTTCCAAATCGTTCTCTACCCGCAATAACTTTATCTCTCCACTTAGTAAAATTAAATTTTGGCGCAATCAAACCACCACGACCCATTAAAGGCTTTACCTCACCAGTTTTGGTAATAATAGTTGGAATTTTCTTTAATTCTTCTACCTTTTTAGTTAAGGCTATAGCTTTTTCTCCAGCCTTTTGGACTATTTTGAAAGCTGGCATGGGAGTTTTTTGCCTACGGACAATTTTAAAAGCTTGCTTTACTGCTCCCTTGGTGCCTTCTAAGACCTTTGGAGCCTCTAAGAGCAGTTTTTGAGCCTTTGGCACTGTTTTTCCAATAGTCGGAGCAATTTTATAAGCAATCTTACCAGCTTTTGGAGGTGCTGTTTTAACCACGGCCGCAACTGGTGGAAGCATTGATACTGCCTGACCAACACCAGCCCAACCTTTATCTAAGAATGTTTCTGGCTTCCCAGCTTCGGGTAGAGTCATAAATCCACGACCAAATTCCTTAACCGCAGGTAAAACCTTAGCTTTAAGAGTAGGTTTGATTTTAGACACTAAATAAGCTCCTGGAGAAGTATATTGCTTTGCTAAAGTAGTATATTGTTTAGCACCAGAAGAAACCTGTTTAACGACAGGTTGAAGACGCTTTTTTACTTCCTCTACTAAAGTTCTCAAAATATCTGCCATTTTTCATTTTATTGTTGAGCTAAGTTCCATAAGGTTTGCAAATCCAATGGTTGTTTTTCTTTCTCTTCTTTTTTAGATGTAAGGGTTAATCCAGCCAAGGGATCAATTCCATAAGTGTTAATTGTTGCTTGGCGAGCATCACCAATAGTCTGGCCAGTTGAATATAAGGTGCTGAAAGATTTTAAGGCATCAGCATATGTAGGTTTAGTCGTGCTAGTGTATTTTGCTGCCAATCCAAGTTTAGTCTTGTAATCCTCCAAATCGCCCGCTCTTTGCTGTTGCCACAAGCTCACTGAAGATTTGTATTGAGTGTAATTATCTTCAAGCTGTCTTAATCTAGTAATAAATTCTTCGTGAGTATTTTGAATTAACTGGTTGATAGCATTTTGCTGTGCTGAAGAAGCATTCGCTTTAGCTGTTCCTAATTCATTTAAACGATTAGTTGCCCATTGAGCAATGTTCATTAAATTGGTTGATTTCCATTGCTCAACTTTGTTTAATTCTTGGCTAGCAAGATTATTAACATCTTGAATTTTCATTGCGATTTGATTAAGAGCTAAGTCTCTTGCTGACAAAACTTTTGCCCTAGCTTTCAAACCACCCCTAGTTACAATTTCTGAAGCCATTCCTGGAGCAGAACTTTCACCAGCACCTCTTCCACCTAAAGAAACCGCCCAAGCTCTAATTTGATTCCTCAAATCTTCCTCTAAATCCCTTAAGGAACCAGCGGCTTGAGCTGTTTCTGCTACTTTTTGACCTTCCAAAGCCGTTTCTCCAGCTTTTCTTTGAAGTTCAACGCCTGTTTTTTGTGTCCCAGCAAGACTTTCAATACCTTGCTCAAATTCTTGTCTTTGGGTAGGTAATAAACCAATTTGTTTATCTAATTCTGTAAAAATAGGCTGATAAGCAGCACTAATTCCTGACCTCATTTCTTCTTCATAAGCTGCCCTGGCTTCTTCTTCCGACTGGGAAGGTCCTTGAGGTGGCTCATAATAAGTTGGTGTTGGAGTAGATTGAGGAGTTCCACCACCGCCACCTCTGCGACTGATTTCTCTTTGGTTTTTCTTAAAACCCGTTTCCAATTTCCTTATATCAACTTCTTCTTTCTTAATCTCAGGAGTTTTCCTTGTATAAATAGTTGGACCGCCAGCTATTTTTTCAGATATACCCATTTCTGGCAATCTAAAAGCCGTTCCTAAAATATCAACGATATTTCCAACAATATTTCTTAAAGCCATTTTTAGTCTTCCTCTTTTTCCTCCTTAGCCACTGAAAAGATTGATTCAAGCTCTTCCAGAGCATCAGAAAGATTTTCGTAAACATAGGTTTTATCAGTTTTACCGTTATAGCAACTAACGACAAAGCCGTTAGTGGCTTTTCTAATATTGACCGACATTTCTCTTTTTGGCATTTCTTCTACTCCTGACATATTTTTCCTTTCTAAAAACAACAAAAAACCACACCAAGATATGGGTGTGGTCTGCTATGGTAGGCTTGACCTACTTTTTATGTTTAATTTTCTTTTTATTTTTGAAAGACCAATAAAAAAACCACGCTTACTTGCGTGGCTGATATGATAATCTTGGCCTTAACTATAATTTACAACTTTTTCTGAAAGTTTGTCAAGAGGCAATTTTTCTTAATTTGGAAAAATAGATAATTAAAAAAAGAATAGCAATTATGAGTATGGGTAATGAACCACTAGTTAATCCTACAAAATCACCTTTTTCTAAACATTCTAAACAATTTATTGGTTTCTTATAAATAAAGATAAAATATAAATAATCTAAAGAAATTAAAGCTACCGCAAAACCAGCAATATAAGCTAAAATAGTGTTGAAAATCTTAAAAAACTTTTTCATTTTATTTACATTTACCCCTCTGGATTTAACCAGAAATAAAGAATTAGTCCGAAAATTGATAAAAGTATAAAAATAAAAACGGCGCACCCACTTAAGTCCATTACTGCCAATAGTCAAGAAGCAACTATTTTCCTGACAATACTCTTAGATAAACCTCTAAAAACTCTTGCCAATGATTATCCAAATCAAAATACTTATCAACATATTCCTTCGCCTTCTTTCCCATCTCTTTTCTCATCTTTTCGTTTTCAATAAGTTCTGAAAGATATTTCAACCAGTCATTTTCGCTCTTGGCAATAAAGCCGTTTTCTTTATGTTTAACTACTGAAAAGTTTTCAGGCTCGGCATAAACTACATCAGAATAGACTCCTGGCACTCCTAAAGTCGAATACTCAAGGAACTTAGTATAGGTTTTACAGCGATTGAAGTAATCATTTATTAAAGGGGAAATACCAATGTCAAAATCAAGGTAGCGGTGTTTCTGGGGCCAATACTCTTCGGGCACACCTATTACAAACTCACGGCGTTCCCTTGGAATTTCTTTAAAGACGTCTTCTCCCCAACCAACCTCTGTTAACAATCTATCAGACGACATTCCACCAAAACCACAATAAACAAATTTAACCTTACTATATTTTTCTAAAACCTTTTTAATAACTGGAATAATCATTTTAAGATCCTCAAGATGACCTTGAGAACCAAACCAACCTAACCGGATTTCATCAGTCATCCTTTTAATTTCGGGCTTTTCCCTTCCATACCAGTTAAAATCAATATAAAAGGGTAAAACATAAATAGGCTTATCGGTAAATCGGGCATAATTTTCCTTTAATGTCAGATTATCAACCATTACCGCATCACATTTTTTGATGGTTTCAATAGCATTTTCTCGCCATTGTGGTCCAATATGCTGTAAATTCTTCCTTTCTCTACCATAAGAGTCTATAACAGCATCATCAGCTTCATAGATTACTTTCGCTCCTTGTTTATGACATTCATCAATAATTTTTGGGCCAGTTAACATCTCAAGAATAACTAGGTTAGCTCCGCAAATGTCGCCATTCCAAGCCTTATGGCTAACTAGAAACATTTCGTGTTCGCTTAGTTTGTTAATTCTATTAGCCTGACCGACAGCACGCCATCTTTTTGAAGCCGTGCCATTATCAAAAAAGATTATCTTCAAATGGTTTTCCATATTTATCCTTTCTATCAAAAGATTCTATTTTCTTAATCTTTCTCTCGCCGAGTAATTTATCATTTTTCCTTTTTTGCCGGCAATAATAACAACGCTTTGGCGGATAAAGACCTCTTTCCTTGTAATACCTCTGTTCGCCTTCAGTGAAAATAAAATCAGTGCCACAATCAAGACATTTAATTGTTAGGTCTTTACCTTCCATATTTCGCCTCCTTTCCAAAGTTGGGAAACATTTTAAGTAATTTTTTAGGGTCAATTCTAGGAGCTTTCAAATATTCTGAAAGCCACATAAATTTTGTCCCAGGTGGAATTTTTAACAATTTAGGCATTACTTCTTCCAAACCATTACCCATTGTATTTTGAATATGACCATGAGCAATAATTGTTCCCTTAATCTCTGGCATCTCGTCTTTAAGGTTCCAGTTATAATAACCATCTTTAACTACTCGGAAGCCCAACTCCATGGCTGCTCTTTCACCAGCCAAAGATAATTCCCAATGAGGAGCTTTGAAAATCTTGGCGTATTTAATCCCTCTATTGATAAACATTTTTTCAGTTACAATAATTCTTTTTCTCGCTTCATCATAAGTTATATCTCTAAATTCTCCTGGAACGTGGGTTAATCCATGAAGGGCAATCTCAATCCAACCTTCAGCCTTTTTAACTGCTTCTACGAAAGGCTGAAATTTCTCTCCGGTAATAGGTGTCGCTTCTCCCCAACGAATCTCCCAAGGTGTCGTAAATAAAGTAATCTTGAAATCTTTATAATGGTCTTTTAAATCTTCTAGAAGACCAAGATTACTATTCTTTGGGCTAAAATCGTCTAGTTCAATTACTATTTTCATTTTTTTGGAACTCCTTTTGAAATTCTTTAAATCTCTCATCAAATAACTTTATATTTCCTTCTGCTTCTTCTCTTGACCCGTGAGCGAGATGATAAATTACTGCTTTTGGTGCGCACCACATCTCCGCACCTTTCAGAAAGGCCTTAATAATTAAATCCATATCGGCCCGACCATAACCTCTATATTTCTCTAAAATACCCCCAATTTTGTTATAAAGTTTTAAGTTCATTGCCATACTATTCATCGTCATATGTTTCCAATCAACTCTTAATTGATCGACACCCTCATCAATGCTTTCCACCCGCCAATCTTTTGAAACAATAATTCCTTTTTCGTCAACATTTAACCTAATTCCGTTAACAACCCTATTTGACTCTAAAACCAACAATAGTTGTTCAAGATAATCTTCCTTGGGGTAACTATCGCCCATTACCCAGGTAATGTATTCGCCTTTAGCAACTTTGGCCGCTTTATTATAAATACTCCAATCATAATTACCATTAACTTTATTGCCGACTATTTTTATTCCATTTTTCTTTGCCCATTCCCAAATATCATCAGTTGAACCATCATCAGCCAAAATCCACTCAAAGTCCTTAAAGGTCTGCCTATCCCAATATTCCTTCGCTTTTTTGATATTCTCTAGTTCATTAAAAGTTGAAGTAATAACACTAATTTTCATTTTTAAACCTCTTTCTAATATTTTTTAAAACTCTGTCGATTCCTTCCTTAACCCCAACTTTGGGTTTCCAACCATTGACTGCTGAAATTTCTTTATTGTCGAAAACAAGTCTTTTCGAATCACCTGGCAATTTGTCTCCGAAGGTATAATTGTTGTGATTTAACAGCTTCAAGGTTTCAATTAAACTGATTTCATTCTCTACTCCGCCACCTACTTCATAAAGTCTATTTTTATACTTATCAAAATTCTCAACCTCGTCAACAAGAAGCCTAACTAAATCATCAATGTAAAGCATATCTCTTGATTGCTGGCCTTTAAAACCGTAAATCGTAATTGGTAAATTCTTTAAACTCGCTTCAATAAACCAGGCTATCCAGAAAGCCTCCTGTGAACCCTCCTGACCGATACCATAAACATTACCGATCCGATTGGTGATAAATTCAAGGGCATAGTTATTCGCGAAGTTCTGAATCATTGTTTCATCAACGCTCTTAGACCAGCCGTAAGGATCTTGTTGACCATCTGTATTTGGGACGGCATATCTACTTGAAGTAAAAATTAGCTTTGCTTTAAACATTTTGGCTATCACGCAGATATTAAAAGTCCCAATTACATTGTCTATAAAATTTTGATAAGCATTCTCTACACTTTTCTTTCTTGAGGTTTGTGCTGCCAAGTGGATGATTAAGTTTGGTGTGCCTAAAAGTTTATTTACAACCAAAAATAATCTCTTTAAATCAGCTACATCCACACCAAACTTCTTATCAATACCGAGAACTTGATGTTTTTTCTTCAAGGCATCCATTAGATTCGTGCCTATAAAACCCCCGTTCCCAGTTACTAAAATTTTCATTTTCCTCCTTTCTGAACTTCTTTTCTAGCGATAATTAAGGCATTCAGCTTGCTTCTGGCCTCAATATGACCAAAAAGTGTATAGCCTCTATCTATCATTTGTAGAGGAAATATATCTTCCTCCACATCCTAAATTTAAGCACAATAATTTACTTGACATAATTAAACATAATTTGACAAAGACTGGTAGATATAATCACAGGATATAATTTCATTTAATTGCTAAAACCATAATGGTATCCCAACTCCCTTTGGGATAAACTAGCCTTTTTGTTTCTACTTCTACTACGTCACTTCTACCTGAAGCCCAAGGGAAAACCCAATATTCGCTAAAATGTTTTTTTATCATTTCCTCAATGTCGGTAAAGTCAAAACTCCAAAGATGTTCTTCACTTGGGATATAATCCAAATAAGGTGTCGTTAAAATCAACCGACCATTAACCTTTAATATCTTTGAGGCCTCTTTAATTAAGTCTTCGGGATTTTCAAGATGTTCAAGCGTTTCAGACGAGACCACATAATCAACTGAATTTTTATCTAAACCAGTATTGGTAACATCGGCTACTTTATAAAGAACTGAACTTCTTATCTCTTTTGCTCTTTTAAGAGCTTCATCTGAAAAATCAATACCAAGAATTTCACAAGATTTATTTTCTCTTTCAATAATCCGGCATAATTCACCGGTCCCACAACCTAAATCAATAACTAAAGCACCATCGATGATATGCCCGGCAATATTCTCAAACTTAAAAATATCTTTGGACCAGATTTCCGACTCAAGGCCGTTTTTATAGACATTTTCCCAATAAGATTTTGTATTGATATTCTTTTCGGTTAGTCTTTTCATCTAGCAATAGTCCTTTTTTCTTCAATCCTTTTTTCAAAGTATTCTGGAAATTTTTTATACTGGCCAGCAGTCGTATCCATATGCTGGATTCTATGTAAGGGTAAATACATTGGCATAAAACCCTGTTTTGAAAAGGCGATTGAAGCCTCTCTGTCCTGGTTTCCGTGAAGAAACTGGTCTGTCCATCTAAATTTCTCATAAGCCTTTGACCAAACCGCAGCACATAACCCCGAAAGATGATAAGAAACTTCCACAAAGTAAGGACCAATATAGGAATAGCCAATTCTCGGAGCGCCACCAGGATTATCAACTAAACCTTCAGGATAGGGAGTAATGTAAAGTAAATGATTTCTCTTCCATAAATCAATGATTGTTTCAAGCCAACCGAAAGTCAAAAATTCACAGTCGTTATCAACTTTAATAATAATTTCAAAATCTTCTCCTTTTAAAATTTCTTCTATTGCTTCATTTGAGGCTTTAGTTATTCCTTGATTTTCTCCATATAAAGTTACTGCTGGAGAAATAGGAACTATTTCTTTTTTCAACCATTCTTGGGTTCCATCTTTACTTCCATTGTCCCAAACAAACCACTTAAAAGGGTATTTAGTTGATTTATTCAAACTTTCCCACATTCGCTTGGTATATTCCAGTCGATCATATGTCAATGTTAGACAAGCCACCTTTGGGTTTTTCTCATCTTCTCTATTATTTCCTAAATAAGGAAGGTAAATATAGCAACCAGGAGGATTAAAACTTGGTTTAAACATTGTCATTCCTAATTCTTCGTCATACCAACTTTCACTTTTAATTCTTTTTGATTTTTGACTTAAGCTTAAATAGTAGTTTGAAGCAATTATCGGCAATCTCATCATTTTCGCGCCAGCTTTCATCATTCTTACCCATAAATTCCAGTCAACGAACTTTGGTAAAGATTCATCCCAACCACCAACTCTAAAGGCGATTTCCCTTTTATGAAGGACTTCCGAAGTGTCGATAAAACAACGATTTAAAAGAAATTGACCATCGAAGTTCATGGCTATACCTAGCATTCCTTCCCACTCTGGCCGGCTGGTATCATAAATCCACATATCACAATAAACGAGGTCTAATTCAGGGTTTTGTTCCAACTTAGCCAATAGTTTTTCAAGGTGATAGGGATGCCATTCGCAATCGTCATCAATGTAGGCAATGTAATCACCCCTGGAAGCTAATAAACCCTCATTTTTGCCTCTTGTATCGCTTCCAAAGTTTTTCTGGTGGGCAATTACTTTTATCCTACTATCAGCCTTTTTAAAGGCATTTAAGACCTTCTGGGTATCATCTATCGAAGCATCATCAACAATAATCAACTCAAAATCCTTAAAAGTCTGGTCAAGAACAGACTTAATTGCTTGAGGTAAAAATTTCTCAGCACGATTGTAAGTCGTTAGAATACAACTTATTTTTGGTTTAGTTAATTCTTTCGCCTTTTTCATTGAAAAAAATCATCCCGAAATAAGCCTTTCCAGGTTTCTCTCCTAAAGGTTCAAGGATATATTCAGCATCTTGACTAGTCATTAAATGTCGTTGCTGAAGCATTCCAATTAACCTTAAAATTGTTTCTTTATAAGGCAATAAGGGGTCTTTTACCACCCTTTCTTCCTTTTTATTTTCTTTTCTATTCATAAATTCTCACCTCCCCACAATAACATTGACCTTTGTTTATGATTTTTAATCCAACGATAATTCTGTAAAAGATTGATTAAAGTTACTCTACCTCTTTTCTTAATTTTTCCTTGTAAATTCATAAAGGGGTTTGTTGGGTTAACCAATTCGTATCTAAAACCCCTTAGTTGTAATTCACCCTTACTTAATCTAGCAATATAACCACTTTTACCATTTAAACCGACAAAAATTCCGCCAACATCCCCAAAACCTCTTTGTCTAATTTTTAATTTAGGGTTTATCTTTTTTAATAAACGTTCAAACTTACCTAATGTCATTTTTTAGCTATTCCTGCTCCAACACCTTTACCAATGATTATTGTCGGGCTAGGTGTTGGTTCTTCTGGGATTTCCACTTCTCTTTGGTTTTTCTTAAAATCCTTTTCCAATTTCCTTATATCAACTTCTTCTTTCTTAATCTCAAAAATATCCTTTTCATATGCCATGATGTCATCGGCAGACACAATGAAATAAGCTTCATTCATTACCTCACCCATTGTTTGTTCACCACGAAAAACACTACCTAAGTTGTAAAATTGTGAAGCGGAGTATTCTGAATAATAAACAATCTGTCCTTTTTTGAATTTAGTTTCTCCAGGATCAATAATCTCTCCACAATGAAGGTTTTCCCCAGCCTTTAATTGTCCAGGGAGTAAAACAGGGCTAATTCTAGCTTGTTGGATAAGACGAATAATAACTCTTTCGGAGTTTGGAATAACATTGAAGTTAATTTTCTTTTTATTTTTATCTTTATCCATATAATTAAGCAATAAAAAAACCACAGAAATAAATCTGTGGCCCTGCTATGGTAGGCATTGGCCTACTTAATTTAGTTTATTACTCCTTTGAATCCTTTGTCAAGACCCAAAAACCCTGCGGTTTTCTGGAAAAACCACAGGGTCTAAGTTTCAATCAGTCGTTAAGCTGTCGCGCCAGATTCCAAACGAATAGCAAAGCTATCGTTCAAATTCTTAACCGCGAAACTAGCTTTCCAACCAATATCCGAATACAATCTCAAAGCCGAACGAGGGGATGGGGAATCAACATAAGTCTCCAAATTTTGAAGTTTGGAAACACCGAAGAAACCCTTAGCCATAATGAATGTCACATAGACTTCTGTTCCTGCTGAACCAGAGTTGGTCAACACAGACGCATTGTCATATTCAATCCATCTGGTCCCGTAAATCTCACCAGCTTCTCCATTATAAACTTGCGTAATCCCCTTTTCAGTATAAGTGTGGGCGTTCACCCAGTTAGTATCACCTTCAAGGTCATAGATAACATCAGGATGAGCCACGGCCACATAACGCTGTAAAGTATGGGGTTTAGCACTAAAACGTGCTAGTTGCCTTTTTGCCTTCCGAATATCAGCAACCTGAACAATATTGGTTGGAACCAAGCTGTTCCGGGCTGTGACACCAGAAGCATATTGGGCAGTTCCCGCAGAATTAGTAATAAAGTCATTTCCGATAACCGTATCGATGGTTAAAGCTGCCTCATAAGCCAAAACGTCAATAACCTCTTTAATAAGAGTATCAACAGCGGTAAGTTCGAGGATGTCAGTAACCTGCTCGTAGTTACCATACTGGCTTAAAGAAGCTGAAACCAAAGTAGCTGATAAACCAGTTGGTGTTGGATCGGTTCCTTCAGTAAGGGCAGTTGTTTTTGCGGAAGGATTAGTAATCCTGTTCCAAACCACTGTTTTTCCCTCATTTTTAGGAATACGACCAGCGACACCTAATTGCTCTAAAATGAAATTCTTTTCCGCACGAAGCAGAAATTGTTTTTCATAAAAAGCCTTAACCGGTCCTGCTAGTGTTCCAGTAGTAGTTAAAGCCATAAATCGATTTTCCTCCTTTCTCTCTATCTATCAGCGTGAGGTAGGAGTTTTTCGACTTTGTCAAGATCTTCCATTGTCTCTACTTTGTTAAGCAAAGTTGTCAGATCTTCTCCACCGCTTGGTCCAGAAGCTCCAGAAGGCGTCAAGGCTTGGTTAGCTGCCTGTTTGGCAACTTCCGAAGTTATTTCCTTTTTCGCCTGCTCTGCTCCCTGAATCCTCAAGTCCATAAGCTCCCTTACGAAGGTTATCAGCCTTAAGTTAGGATTTTCCTTGACTTGCGCCTTGTAATAATCTCTAACTTTAATTGCAAGATTCTGATTATAATTAGGGTTAGCTTCGATAATTTCGTTCGTGACTAAATCCCTTTTCCCTGGATTGAGTTCGTCAAATTCAGCTTCCACAAGGTCTAAATCGACCTGTAATTGTCGGTAAGCAGTCGTTGCCTTATCGTATTTAACGATGGCATCGCTTACCATTTTTTTTGCTTTTTCAGAAGCCTTTTTGTCGACCTCTTGGGAGAACTCTTCTTCTGAAACTTCACGGGGTTCGCTGGGGATTTCCCAAGGCAACCCTTCAGAAACTTGTTCTCTCTCATCCTCCGGTTCCTCAGTTTCCTGCGGTTCGGTAAAAAGAGGAGATTCTTCGGATTTCTCTCGTTCTAATTCAAGAACTTGTTTTTCCAATTCCTCCACTCTCTTTGCCCTAGCCGATAAAGCACGAAATCGCTTTTGGGCTTTTTCCGATAGACGAGTAAATTCTTCTTCAGTCGCTTCCCCCTCACCTTTCGGCTTGGTTTCAGTTCCTTCTGAAGGAGCTTTAGTTTCTCCAGGGGCTGATTCTGAATCAGAAGGTTGCTCTCCTTCTGCTTCCTTAGTTTTCACCTCACTACCTGCTTCTAATTCGGCTTTTGCTTTCGCATTAGCTTCTTCTTCTGCTTTGGTAAGTTCGGCTTCTTCCTCGGGTGTAAAAGCAGCCTGTTTTGGCATCTCTATCACCTCCTTTCTACAACCCACTTTATTAAAAACGTCAGGGTGCTACGCCGGGAAAGGTATTGACAAGATGCCCTTACCTCTGTAACCATTCAAGCCATAAAAAAACCACAGGATTAATTCCTGTGGCTGATATGGTTATCGTGGCCTAGTTTCACTTTATAACGTTAAAAATGCTTTGTCAAGTCCTTTTTACAATATAGCCGTCTTTAATAGTAAATTTATTCGAATCAAGGTTGATGGTATGTTCATAAGGACAACCCTGGCAAACAAAGACACCACCTTTAATATAAACCGGGTAGTGATTTTTCATAAAGCCTTTTTCTTTTTGAAGTTTAATAATGTTAACATCAGAATCTCCCCAAAATTCCTTGTCTTCGGAAGTGGGTAAATTTTGGGGAACAACTATCTTTCTCCCTTTTCTGCCTTTAATTTCTTTAGTTTCCATTTAGGCTTTTATTCTTTTAGCTTCTTTACCCTTCTCTTTAACTTCTACAACTTTATTCCCAACAAAGGCAAGACGAATCATTTTCCCGCCCTTTTTAACCCAACGATAACGTGCGCCAGGAATCGGCATAGATTACCTCCTTTTCTTTTCTTCTAATTTAGCTTTGGCCTTTTCAAGTTCCTGAGCATCTCTTTTCATTTGTTCAACAATTCTAGCCCGATTCTCCACATAATCGATAACTTTCTGTAAAGCATTAGAAATTTGATCAGATAAAAGGTATTTCATCCCAATAGCATTTAAGTCAAACTGACCTTGTTGAACTAACTCGGATGTAATCGCTTTTAAATCCTTTTGGTATCTTTCAATATAATTCTTAATCAACTTCCAAAAGTCAGATTGAGCGCCCTCGACAATAACATTATCATCAGCTTCAGATAATTTCTTTTCTTTAATTTGTGCTTTGTTAATTACGTCACGGATAAATTCTGGAGGTGGCACGTTCAGGGTAGGAGAAATGGGTTGAAGTGCCTCCTGGTTTCGTTTTACTTTATTTTCTTTTTCTTCTTTTTTGTCCATATTATGCTTTAGGAATACCACTAACACCACCAAAGATATTATTGGATAATACTTCTTGGGCTACATTAGCAATTTCCTCATCTTTAAATTGTTCACCCACATTGACCGATGCTGGTTGCCCGACTACTGCCTCTGGTAGAACCTGCCCTGGGGATTGATTGACTATATTTTCCTGTTCAGTCGTCATTTCTGTTGATTCAGGTTCAATAATAATTTTGTCGTAATCCTTAAGCTGTAAGGCCACCCAACGTTTATAAAGCTCGGCTATATCCACGTCTTTGCCTTTCTGTCTGATTTCTTCAAGGATAGTCATATTGCCAACCTTTGTGCTTAAAGATTGAATTATAGAAGAAATAACCATACCTTCATCCTCAATATTCTTTTTCATTGTTGAGCCGGTTTCAAGTTCAAAATCAAAGTCGATAATTTTGTCTTTATTATCCTTAAAATATTTATTATCGATGGTTAAATTACCACGTTTTCCTGATTTAAAAATCTCAAGAATCTTTTCCTTAGGATAAACTTTTTGAATTTCTTGTATTTCTCCTTCGTAAATTCTTAAAACTTGGGGAACTTTCAAGTTGTGAGTGATTAAAGCTATCCAACGTTCATAAATTTCTTTAATGGTATCTTCCATCATAAAACGATCCCATTCATCTCTGGCTGACATTTGAGTTGCCCTCATTTGAATAGCTTGGGGAGTTTTACCTAATGTTGGTTCAACATTGGAAGGTTGAGAAACCACCGAAGTTCCAGTTAAATTCTGAATCGCTGACATCATAAATCCATAAGTTGATTGAAAAGTGTCCATACCCCTTGGAGACAGATTCATCGTTTGAACGTCCACATTA